GCGAGTTTCTGCGGGACATCTACGTTCCCCTGAGGGGGATCTCGGCCCAGACAGAGTCCCTTTACAAAATGACGATTAGCGAGTTCGGGAAGTCCCTCGGGCACCCCCCCACGCTCGACGATTTCGACGAACTCAAGGTGGCCAAGTTTCTTGCGCAACGAGTTCGCGAGCGCAAGCCCGCTACGGCAGCCAAGGACCGGTCGCAACTGCGGGCACTCTGGGAACTGGCCGCCCGCAGGCGCATGGTCGAGTTGTGGCCGACGATCAAGCGGGTTCGCGTCCCGGAGCGCGTCCCCGAGGCGTGGCTAACCGACGAAATGGCCAGAATCCTCGCGTCGGCGGCACTGGAAACAACTAAATACGACGGCATTCCGGCCGCCCTGTGGTGGAGGGCGCTGCTGCTCGTCTGCTACGACACCGGGGAGAGAATCACGCCAATCGTCTCGCTGCGATGGCGGGATATTCGCGAAAATCAGATCCTGTACGTCGCTGAAAACCGCAAAGGCTCCAGGAGGGACATTCTGAGGCCGATTGGTGAAGGCGCCATGGCCGCTCTGGACGCCATCAGGATGGGTCGCGGCGAAGAAGACAGGGTGTTCCCGTGGCCGCGAGTGAAGAACTACCTCTGGAAGCGCCTCGAAATCATTCTGAAGCGCGCTGGCCTGCCGAGTGACAGGTCGTGCAAGTTTCACAAGATCCGCAAAACCACAGCCAGTTACGCCGAGGCCGCTGGCTTGTCGGCCCAGGCGATCCTCGACCACAGCGACCCCAAGACCACCAGGCGGTATCTGGATCCGCGAATCGTGTCACGCCGGTCAGCCGTGGATGTTCTGCCGAAGGTTAGTTAGGGCCGACTTCGCGAGGCGAAGAGGGCATCGGCATCCAGTGCTTAATGTGCTGCGTGTCTACAAGAGGCCTCATGCCGCTCTCTGGCTCTTCAATGTAGTTCATCACATCGACATAAGACTTGTCGCCAATGACGCGATGCACGATCACGCGGCTGTAGTTCGTTGGCTTCTCGTCTGCAAAGTCTCGCCATTGCATCTGCGAAATCATGTCTGCGGCGGTAGACACCACATTGGGCTGTATAGGCCCGCTCATGGCACGGAGTTGCGAAACGATTTCACTCTGTGGCATCTTCGACCGGCAGCAACGCCGCCGCCTCGCTCAACGTGATGGACTCCGCGCTGCCAGCCCATGCGACACCGCGTATAAGGGCGACCAAGACCGCCGCCAGGATGAACCCGGCGACGGCCATGGCCAGAATGAACTTACGGATCACGCCTCGCTCACAAGCGTTACCCCAAGCCCACTCGGGTCGGCTGGCGGAATGGTGTCCTCTGCCTCAAACGACAGGCTTGCCGGTCCAGAACGATTGCCCGCGTCATCCACGTCGACCAGGGTGAGGATGACCAGATCGCCTTGGGTGACGGTCAGGTCATCGAACTTGCTGGTGCTGGCGGGGTAAGCCTTTTCGGCCGACTCGCCATTAACGGTCACGGTCAGGATTCGCTCCACAACGTCAGCGTCTGACGCGGGGGCTGCAACAACGGAGTAGGTCAACTGATTAGGCATAGTCTTTTTCCTTGTTATGACAGACAAACACTGGGGAACAATAAACGCTCTTCGCAAACGGTTGATCGCATTACTCGTCCACCACATCCGGGGATTTCTCCATCTCCTAGTTCACAGGGCTAGGGGGCTCTGGCACCAACTGTGTCGCGCCTTCGGTGGCAAACTCAAGGTCTGCCAGCGGGATCACCTCCACGCTGGCAAAGTTCGTTGCATCCAGCCGTGCGAAGCCCGCCGCATAGATGCCGCCTTCCGCAAGGCACTGCGGCAGGATGTCGGCAACGTGGCACCACCGGCCATCAGCGAGAGCGGCAGGGTACACGGTGCAGCGAGGGTCGCCGTACCATGCGTGGTAGTTGAGCATCTTCTGGGCAAGGGCGGTGTCGAACACAATCGCCAGCGTCTGGAGAGTGGCAGTGTCGGGCAGCGGCGTAGAAAGGAACTCTGCGAGGGTCATCAGACGTTCCTTCCGAGAGCGGTTTGAAATGTCTGCATGATGTCCCGGTAGGCGGCGGCTTGCGCTGAGTTGAACCCAAGGCCGATTGAGTAGGCGGCAATCCAAGAGTTGTGGAACCTGTCCACAGTGCCGTTTCGGTTCGCGGCAAAGACAGCGAACGCAGCAGTCGAAACAGCAGGCGTGATCAGCGTTGTGTTTGTCGCCACCACTGAACCGTTGTGGTAGTGCGTGAGCGAAGAGTCTGTCTCGCGCGACAGGATTCTGTGACCGGCAGGGCCGTGGCCGTTTGCTGCGAGAGACTGAGTGGCGTTCTGTACTGCTCCATAACTCCCGAAGACAGTCGCCGTGGAGAACGAATCCGTCCCGAGGTAGAAGCGGTTCGACGTTGATGCGTCGTTCGCTCCCATGTAGTAGCGGTTAGAGTTCAGTCCGCTGCTCAATCCGTGATACGCGGACATATGCCCGCTGGCCGCTGTCCCGATGTTGCTCACCGTCAGGCCGGTGTTGAGATACTTGCTTGTTCCGTTGCCAAGCAGACCGCCGCCAGCCCCCGTCTCTGCGTAGTCGGTGCCGACGCCGACGAACGCGTTGTTGGTGTCGGTGGTGTTGCCGTACTGCGTGCCGCCGAGCGACGGCCCCCGATAGAGCGGAACCAGTGCGGCGTTGAGTCCTGTGCCGCAGAACAGGTTGAGCCGGTAAAAGCGGTCGCGTAGCGATGCCGCATCCAGTGAGTCGCACAGGGTATTCACCGCCGACGCCGTGCTGGCACTCACCGTGCCGCCGTTGGCATAGACCCTGTTGATCCAATCCTGCGCGTCTGCGTTGGCGACTTGCGGGGCGATAGCAATAGCCCAGCGAGAGGACAGGTACTGCTCAACACGGCGAGTCTCTGATGCCGACAGGCTTCGGTTGTAGAGGATCGCTTCGCCAATCCACCCACCGAGACGGGTCATGTTGCTGGCCGGGTCTGACCATAGGTAGTAACTGTTGCCTGCGTTCCAATCCTGGGTTGCGGTGGTGTAGAACGGCGCACTGTTGTACCGCAGCGTGTAACCAGACGCGGCACTGTTGATTGTGTAGATCGCTGCGCCGTAGCCTGAGGTCGGAAGCGGGGCGGGGTTTGTTCCGGCCAGCCGCGATGTTCTCCAGAACCCTTCGTTGCTGCCAGAACTCTGAGTGCTGGAGTTGTTGAGGCGTGACATGGCAATGCCATACGAGTTGTCAATGCCTGTTCCGCCGTCATTCACCTTGTAGGCAAAAAATGCTGTTCCAGAACTGTTTGGAAACGCTGACCCGATGTTCCCAAGGCCGACGCCGCCAGCGTTTGACGAGAACGCAAGCAGCGCTCGCCTGCCGTTCACCATCTCCGTTCCGCCAGATGGAACGCTGACAGTCGGCCTGCTCCCCGCCGTACTCTGCGTGGCGTGCCTCGCGTTGCCAGACTTGTCCAGCCATGCCCCCACCGGATCGCTCGTCGCGGTGGCGGGTGCGTGGACGCCAGAGATGCCCCAGCGTTGTGCTAAGTAGGCTTCGACCGATGCTCGTTGAGCGGTGGAGAGGGCGGTGTTGTAGACGATGAGTTCCGCCAGCCCTGCAATGCTGTTTCCCCCAGCGACGCCGACTGTCAAGGCATGGTTTGAGTTTGATGCGGATGGAGCAAGTGTAGAACTGTTTGCATTCCCAGTTGCGGTGCCGCTGACATACATCCCCCCTCGCCCAGCCGTAGTTGACGAGCCCGCGAACGGCGTGAACGAAAGAAGCGAGAAGTCATTTGTGGACGGGACCGCGTTGTTCTGCTCTTGCGATACAACAGTTTGTCCCGACACGCCAGCCGTGACAGATTGAGAGACATAGTTATTTCGCGGGTAGGACACGCGGTCATCAAAGAACGAAGACCAGCCGATTCCGTTCGTCGCCCCGCCGATATTTGTTGCCACGCCATACGCAAACGTATTCGGGTCTGCCGTATCGAAGGGCTTGATGACGGCGATCACCGTGCCGCCTTGTGTGTTGTGCAGGAAGTTCCAATCGCCTGCCGCACCGGCGGCAAGGGCTTTGGTTCCTGCAAAGTTCAGCGCAGGCAGTCCGTTCTTCGCGCCATCCTGCCTTGACGGAGCGCTGGCAGAAGTGGCTTGTATGAGGTGCTTGCCGTTGCCGCTCAAGTCCTCAAGCCGTAGGACTGCGCCGCCGTCTGCAACAAGAGAGCCTCCGGTTGTGGCGTTGAACATCTTGTCGGTGCGAGAGCAGTCCCACCACCCAACACACCCAGCGATGTCCGTAGGTGCAGCCACCGCCGTCACAGGCCCCGCGTCGGTGGTGTAAAGCGTGTCGGCCGAAGAAGCGTCAAGCCAGAGGGCGAGGCCGCTGATGGAGCGAGGCGTGAAGCCGCTGGCAGATGGACGCAGCGTGCGGTTGTTCATCGCCATCATGGGTTTGCCACCGAGATGAGCAGGCCGTTGGAGAACGTCAATACTTTGTCTGCGTCGGCTCCAGTGTCGTACACAGAAATCGTTCCGGTGTACCCTGTCGGGATGGACCGCACTGAGCCCTGGTGGTTCTTGTAGAGGATCTTCCCGTCCGCAATGTTGAGTGCAGTCTCGCCGGGAACTAGGCCGTCCGCGCCAAGCGACTCCCCGGCCACGGGCGAATACTTCATTCGCGACTTACCGCCACTGTTGTCGCTGTCCTGCCACGCCATTGGCTAGTTCTCCACTGGGCTGCTGCCGCTGATGAGAATGTCCTTCACGACATTGTGAAGTTCAGTCTGGCCGCGATAGAGTTCGTCGAGCGTTGTGGCCTGCTGCCTCTGGACTTGTCCGATCTCGCGGAGCGTCGATGCAGTGGTGTCGAGGTATTCCATATGGCTTTGAACCATCGGCTCAACGACTGTTCGGTGCAGCGCGATTGCAGTCTCTCGGCCGAAATACAGCACAATCGCCAGAACGACGCACGGCACGCCGAAGCGGTCTGCAATCCGAAAGAAGGCGTCAAGCGCCCCCTGCTTGAGTTCTTCGGAAGTCATGCGTCTCAGGTCTTCATGGTGACGATGCACACAGCGCCAGTGCCAGCGGCCTGGCCAGCCACCAGTTTGATGGCCCCGGCGCCATAGCAGGCGTCAGGAAGTGCGTAGACGCGCGCCTCTGTCGTGCTCGCGGCCAGCGTAATGTCAGCAGCCGAGCCATCGGCGTTGTAGAGCCGCCCGAACGTGCTCGATTCCGAGTCGGACGCCCACACCTGGATGCTGGTGGCCGAGGTTGAGACCGTCCCCATCTCAAGTGCCCCGCCAGCAACGTCGTCCCAGCGGAGTGTGGTCGATGTTGCCGTGGCCGTCCCGAGAGTCACCCCGACTGCCTTGAACTTCCTGCGAATCTTCGGTTCCATCGCTGGCACCTCCTTGTGCGTTGCGGGCCTCTAGGGCCACTCATGGCGTGTCACTCACTCTATTGTATAGCGCAGTAGCCTTTCATAAGCCCCGTCCACGGCCCCCCAGAGGTCGTCCAGAGTGCCGCTGTTTTGGACCGTCGCGCTGACGTACTTGTCGGCCACGCCGCCCTCGCTGGAGTGCCCCGATGCCTCTTTGCCGATGTTCGCCTCCCGGCCAACAACTCGCCAGACCTCGCCGCCACGGGCAAGGATCGCCTCGGCCTCGTTGTTGAACCGAACGTCTGTGATGACGGCGTCCCGAACGCCCTCCACCCTCTGCATGAGCGACATCACCCAGATCTCCGGGTGGATCATGTCGCGGCCCCACTCCGTCCCGAGCGACTGCAGGAGCCGCCTGGGCGAGTGACTGATCCAGCCAAGGCAGTTTTCTTTGCGAGACCGATCCTTGAGTTCGTGGACTTCAAGTCCGGTGATGACCGAGACCGCTTCGTAGATCGGGTCTGCGAACGCAAACTGCAGAAAACCGTGCATGAACACAAGCCGTTCAGCGACGGTGTCTTTCCCGGCACCGGCCGCCCCGCACAGCCCAATAATCATAGTTTCACTCCATGTCAGTGCAGAAAGATCGGCAGAACCTTGGTCACGCGGTTGTGGCTGTGGTCAACGATGATCAGGCTTTGCGACGGCGGCTGGAACTCAGCGCGGATCCTGTCAGCAAATGCGTTGTGCCCGATCAGCGACCCGTTGGCCACGAACCTGTATGGAAGCCAAGAGAACGTGTGCCAGTGACCAAAGATGTCCAAGTCGGCTTTCTGGGCCTGATTCCAGTTGCCGATGGCTTTGTTCGCCGGGATGGTGAGACCCCCGATTCCGCCGCCGAATTTCAGCGCATGGCCATGGTGCGCGCGGAGCATGAACCCGTCGAGGTTGACGAGGTTCAGATAGCCAGCCCCGACTTGCCAGTCAACGTGCGGGCGTTTCTCCTGGCCCTGCAGCGTCAGGTACATGTGCTGCTCATAGGAGTGCTCATTTTCTGTGGCAATCCTCGGCTTGTGCGTCGTCCTGCCGTGGTTTCCGGTGGCCGTGGCCACCAGCACTGGCGCGATCTCGGACATCGCGCCGACCACGCCGTTCAGCCGCTCTCCGACCCAGCGGATTGCCGCCAGCGGGGCCATCTGCGTCATCTCAATCAGGTCGTCATGGATATGCCCCGTGATGAAGTCACCGAGCGCAGCCACGCAGATTCGCCTGATGCCGGTCAGCGACCGTTCGTGCTCGATGAGCATGGACGCACGCTGGACGAGTTGCGTGATCCGCTTTTCGGCAATGCTCAGATCAAACTCGTTCAGCCCACGGCACGTTCTGGGGTCCACGCGCTCCTCGGCGTGCCAGTCGGAGAGAACCAAGACGGCCGTGGCTTCTGACTTGTTGCTCCTGACCTTGGCTCGAGAAATCTTCTTTTCTCGGATCCCAGATAGCGAAGTCAGGTTCGCAACAGCGTCCTGCTCTCGCGACAGGTGCTCAAGCGCAGTCGCGTATTTCTTTTTGACAGAGGCCAACTCATGCCTGAGGCGTGCTGCCTCGGCGTCAGCGGCCACCGACACGACTCGATCTTTCAGTTTCCTGACAGCCATATTCTGATCGTGTCCACTGTGGGTGCTTGGATGCCGCGTGACATCATGTCTTTGCGGATCGCGACCGCGAGGCCGCGAAACGAATGAGAGACCTCGCCCGACGCCACCTGGCTCTTGAGGACGATGAGGTCGTCCTTGTCTTCGGGCGGGAGCCTGTCGAGCCATGTCCTGCTGCTCTTGGTCGCAGCGCTGATGACCCTACCCAGAAAGCCTGTATCCGATGGCGTGGAGGATCTTGGCGACATCACGCGCTGACGCCGTGATGGCTTCCTCGCAGATGTCCGGGAAGCAGTGGTGCATCGCTTCATGAATTTCCGTCTCCATGCGCTCGCGTCCTGACAACCTGTCGTCGATCAGAACCTTGCGGGGCTTCTTGGGATCGTCGGGCATGTATGCCCAGCCAGCAGCCGCTCCACGCAGGCGGCTGTACCGCCACAGGAGCCTGATGCCACGAATCGTGAAGTGGTGATCTCGCGGCATTTGTATAGTGTTGGCGGGAAGCCTATTCGGAGTCAATAGGTTTTCCTGGTGGCAGGCCAAGCCACTTGGCTCCCGCATCATTCATCGCCTGCTGGCGTTTCTTGCATCCGCAATCCTTGATCCCCACAGCAGATGCGACTGCCTGCACGCGGTCTTTGGTTACCCCGACAGCATCGAGGCCCGCTGCGACCATATCGCCAAGACCGGCGACTCGTCTCGGGTAGGCTGGGTGTAGAGTGTCCACCTCGATCCAGCCGTCGCCGTAGTCCTTGACGATGGCAGCATTCGCCGCTTCGCTGGCGCCGCGTGACGCCATGACGCTCTTGAACTTGCTTGCAAGCATTCTCATGGTATGAAATTTAGGGTTACTACCGGGGCTTCATGGGTTACTGCGCACGCCACTGGTTCATTGTTGAAGTACCTCGCCCCGGCTACCGGAGAGACGGTGACTTCTCCGAGGACTCCATCAACAATCAAGCACTCCCAGAGCCACTGATTTTCTTCCGATATGCTGTCACTGGTTGGCTCCCCGTCTATCGAGCACGGCGATAGAAATCTCATCGTCTTGACGCCTCCGTAAAGGCGGGCTGTTGTTTCGTTAACCAGTTCGCACGACAGCGGAACGTATTTAGCGCGCGATTCTTGTGTGTCGCATGCGTTCATTACTCCAGTGCCAGAGGACGCTATATACACGCCCTTTGAATCGACGATCTGCCCAATGCTGCAGCCAGCCCTGGTTATGTTAGTCAGAACGTCTACTCCTCCGCTTTGAATGTCAGACACAAGTTCGCCGTCCACAAATAACTTGTCGTTTCCGGGAGCGCTTAGTCCACGCCAGGTCGCGGTGATCACCTCCCATGGGTAGAACGGCCACACAGGCACGCGCTCTCCGTCAATAAGGATGGTGCACGGGTCGGGGGGGCCTTCGCACGAATTCCGCTTTGTGATCCGGAACGTAGCCGCAAAATTTTCAATAAGATGTTTGTAGCATTCCGCAAATTCAGATTCTTCGGGCGGCCCATACTCGTACTCAACGGTACCCCACTCGCCAAGGCCGGCGCTCGAACTGTCAACTGTGAACTCCAGCGGCATAGACAGGATCGGCAACCGTGAAATCTCGTCAAACGGCTTGCTGCAAGTTATTCCAACGCCATTTTGGCAATCTGCATCTAGTTCGATGACCGCACTCTTTCTGATGGCGTAAACCGTATCGGGGTTACCATCGTAATCTCGCTCGTCCACCTTCATTAAGTATCTAATTTCCGCGTATATGCTCGTATACTTGCCGTATGGGTCTTCCCTGCAACCCAAGTCTAACTCTATCCACACAAGCGCGCCGAAACTTGTGCCGTAACTAACTGAAGCATATCCATTATAAATCCACAAGTTTAAATACGAGCGGGGTACGTCTGGTGCAGGCTCCCCGCCCTCGCACGGAGGGTGCACGGACACTTCGAAGAAGTCTGAGTTATCACTAACGCACGGAATAAATGGCCTCGGCCCGTATGCCAACGGAGATAGAAACTCAATCTTGTAGAGACACCAATCCGGGCACCCGCACGGCGGGTCGCAGTTGCCGCCGCATGTCGGCTCGGTGTACCCACCACTGGGATCCTCGACGCAGACTTCGTCTACGCACTTATACCGCTTTGGCCTGCAACACAGGCAACTTGGGAGAAGGATCATGGGGGTGGTGCCTCACACTCCGCAGCGACAACGTACCAGCGGCCATTACCATGCTGTGCAACGCTCACCCACTTCTGGGCCGCGATGTCCGCGTACTTGTTAATTACGTTCTCGACAAACTCGCCGTCCGTCTGCGTCTCGTTCGGCGGCGATCCGTCTTCCCAGACGGACAGGGTGGTGACGGCCCCTTTGTTGAACGAGGATGAAGTCTTGCAGAGACGCATTCTGCTGCCGACGCCGTTGCGCTGCATATGCTGCAGTTTCGCTTTGTCAGACGAGCCGCTGCCGATGGATGTACGCGAGTTGCCGATGTATGTAAAGACTTCTGTGAGTTTTTCGCGAACGCCCGGCCCGATGAAGTATCGCTCTTGCCTTGCCATTGCTCACCCGACCCTGAGGGCTAGAGTCTCGGCAAAGTCCGAGGTTTCGTAAACGCTATATCTCTTGATTAGAGGCTCTTCAGATTCAGCCAGCGGGTGGCCGTTGTCATTGAGGGCGACCGGCTGCGCGGATGGCAACTGCGACACGCCGCCATTTTCGTACTCAAAGACCTTTACCATGGCGCGAACCTTTTCGCCTATCGTCACCCCGTCAGGCAGCGCGAGCGGCGTGAGAACCTTCCCGTCTTTGTGTTTGAGCGGCTGGCCATATACGTCAACGCCCTGGCCTATAACAGAAAACGCCTTCACGTTGTACCCGGTCTGCGGGATTCTCAAATCCCATGTCTCTGGTTTATAGGCGAACTCATAGGTCGCCATCCAGCCTCGATACATCTCGCCGCCCCACGACTCGATGGTCGGCTTCATCGTCAACCCGCGAAACATGAGCGTCCTTGGTTCTATGACCAATGATCCAAGTTTCAGTTGTTTACTGTTGACCGTGCCGACAAGTGTAATATGTTTTGTCGGATCATCGGGCACGAACTGCTCGACGGCAATGGTGGAAATGTAAGTCAGGGTTGTGATCCCGTCGTACATATCACCTGCAGAATTCTTTGCCGGAATGGGCTTTCCCTCAGCAACTGTCAGGTCTTGTAAAACTCTGCGCCACTCATAGACAGGCAACTCTGCGGTCGAGGTGCTCGTCGTGACGTTTGGGGGCCGAATGTCTGGAGAAAACGACTTTGGGTCTTCGCCGCCGCCCGAACTCTCGCTTGAGGGATAGGATCCATACTGAAACGTACACAGAACGACGAGCCTGCTGTCGCCTTCGTACTTTGCATCAAAGGCGGTACACCAGATATTGTTGTTTTGCGGGTGGTTGTTGCCAATGTAGATCCCGCACGCTTGCTGAATGTCGAGCGCTTCGTTGGGGGAGTTCATCAGAACCCGAAAGACTCTCGTTTGAGAGTCTGCGAGTTTCCCAGAATCGCCGCCAGAGCGGGAAAACTGCTGCCCTGAGGCGATTTCACTGACCTGACGCGGAGGCATAAATCAACCCTCAGTGATGTCTACGCGAAGTCGGGATCCAGCAGACCCCTTCGCCTGATACGCAGTTCCGCTCGACAGGCGGAACATGGCTGGCTCTCCAGCGCGGAGCGTTGCGAACGAGACGAACGAACCGCCAGCCTCAATCCCAATCTGCACGGTCGAGGCGGTGGCAGTAGACAAGTTCCGCATGAAGCCGAGGCCCACGCTGCCTAGGTTGGCCGTCGAGATGCTTGAAGCGCTTGTCGAAAGCGTATAGATGTCAGCGCGCATGCCGGTGAGGCTCATCGACGCCGTGACGTTACTTGCAGAGACTGAGTTATCCAGCAAACCCTTGCCTACGCGAAGGTTCATGCTGTAGGTGATGTCGGCCATTTTTGTGCTCCTTATTAGTTGTCGAAGACGCCCGGCGGGGCGCCGTTTTCGCGTGCGATGGTGACGAGTTCTGTGAGTGCCGTGCTCTGCTTCTGCAGTTCGACGAGGTTCTGGTTCTTGGCCGAGTCGTCGCCACGCAGAAGCCTGCTGAGTTCTGACCCGCCCTGCGCTGTGTTGATGTCCATCGCCTGCAGCGAAGCCCTCGACGGCCCCTGCAGGACGGCATTTGCTACTTGGTCGGCCATGCTGAAGATGGCGGGGGCTGTTTGACGCATGGCTTCGTCAGCAACTCGCTTCTGCCGTGTCGTCATGTCTTCAACCATCCCGGGCGCGGCAAGGCCGTTGTTCTGGTCAATTCTATCAACAAAGTATTCCGAGATGTCCCGCAACTTGGTTGCCAACTCCATCCCAGCCTTCTCAGATGTTGTCATCGCAGCCTGCATTCCTCTGGCCACAGACTGCGCTCTAAGAGACTCGACCGCCGAGGCGTCAACCGCCCCGATGACGTTTGGATCTTGCGCAATCGCTTGGCTTTCAAGTTCTGCGCGCCTCCTCACAAGTGACTCCCTAGACCCTTGCGCTAGAACTCCGACAGTGTTGAGTTGTCTATCAATTTCAGCGGCGTCTGTTGCACGCTTTACAGCGTCGGAAGCCTGCAGCGACGATCTCTCGAGAATGTCGGCAACCGCAGACCAAAAATCCTGCGCGCCAACGCCCAGCGCTGCCTTTATTTCGCCCTGGCGAACTCCTACTGAAATCGCATCTTTCGCTTGAGCCTCAAGGCCCTTAGCAGTGAATTCATCAGCAATCTCCTGGTAATTCCTGCCGTTGGTGTCGATTCCGGCAGCCCTCGCAGACGCACGTATTCTTCCCTCATTTGCTTTTGCCTCTGACGCGAGTGCTGCGTCTCTAGCGATGAGCGATTCTTGGGCAAATCTTTCTTTCGCCGCAGCGATCTCAGACTTCGCTCTTGCTGCAAGATTTTCTTGCTCAGACACAAAGCCGTCTGCGCGGGCCAGCGCCGTCGCTGACTCCTTTGTTCCGAGAAAAGCGTTGTCCTGCCTTGCGGAGTCGCGAGCGTCAATAGACGACTGCAAGTTTGACTCGACACTTCTTGCGGCAGATTGAAGCGCGTCTTCAAATTTGCTCACTGCGATGGTGACAGCATTGATCGCGCTCAACTCATCCTGGCGGGCCGAGATCTGCTGCATGATATTCGAGACCTCGACCTTCGCGCGCTCAACGCCGCGAAGGTTGCCCGAAAGGCCAGCAGCCACAACCTTTTCCTGCGCCTTTCCGAGATCGGTAACAAGCGCGTCAAACGCAGTTCCGAGCGAATACGCTGATGGCACGCCAGCCGAGATAGCATCCGATATCTGCTTCTGCGAGTCACCGATTTTCTTTGAAGCGCGGATTGACTCCTCTGTGATGTTGATCGCAAGATCCTGCGCTGCCGTGACAACATCTTTTTCAAGGCTGTTGCGAGCCTGCTGCAAGACGGCCAACTGCTTGGTCTTCTCTTTGTTTGTGGCGTCCAGAAGCCCGGAGAACCCGGTCGTGATCGACTGCTCGATTTCAAGAATCTGCGCGTCAAGCACGTCGCGAGCGCGGAAGATCCTGTCGGACTCATTCCCCTGGGCGGCAACGACGCCGCCAAGCCTCTTCTTGAACTCCTCGGCTTCACCACTCGCCCTTTCGAGCGCAGCCCTGCGGAGTTCGTCAGCGCCTGCCGCAGCGGCAACTCCGCCGCCACCGGCAGTGACAGCGCTAAACCTCGCGTTTATTTCAGCGCTTGCGACACGCAGTCTTGCGTTGGCGGCGGCCTCGACGGCGGCCTGAGGGGAAATTCCACGCTGGTTTTCAATCGCCCCGAGCCTGCCCTGTTCCTGTAGTTTTGCCCGCTCAAGTTGGATTTGAAGCCGCGTTCGCTCGCCTACGTCTGAAGTCTCCTGTATTTTTTTCTCTGTTGTCCCAATTATCGCCCGCTGTCTCTGCACCTCCTCGTCGCCAACTGCGAGCCGCTCAGTGTTTGACTCGCGGAACTTCTTTCGAAGTTCTTGGACAGACTTGTCAAGTTTTGCAACGCTAGCGGCCTGGTCGGAGAGTCCAAGATCGCCAACTTGGGACGAGATAGACTTGAAAGCCTCTGCCAGTTCTTGCGCCAGAGACTTGCTGCGCTTGAGAGCCTCGTTCAAAGAATCCAGGCCTGCCTCTGCGCTCCCGCTGTCGGCAGTAAACCTGGCAATTGCAGAAGCAACCTGCCCTCCCATTACGGCCGCCAGACCGATGAACAAGCCCGTGGTGGCGCTTAGTCCAGGGATTAGTCCAGACTGCCCGAGGAGCAGGCCGAGTTGCGTGATGTTGTTGCCGACTGCGCGGAGTTTGTATTCCAGGCCCCCGGTAGACGAGATGAGGTCGTCGATGGCGAACAACCCTTGCTGGAGCGCGAGTTGCGCAGACGCCGCACCACCAAGCCCGACCGACCCCTGGTTGCGCGCAAAGCGATCCATGACTTGATTGGCACGGGCGCGAGTTATCGTGCCTTCGCTGTTTTGAACCAGTACCCCGACACTCTCCTGCCGCCTTGCGGCAACAATGTCGTCAAGCCGTCTTCGTCGGCTCGATTTCTGCGACTCGGACAGCCTCTTGCTGTCTGATATCCTCTGCTGGGCGGTTGCAATTCGGTCAGCAAATTGAATGTCGCTTTCGATTCTCCGCTCGATCTCCGCCCTGCCGGAAGCATTGCTTGCTGGCAGATTGCCAGCAAGTTGGCGCGTGGCGGCAATGTCTGTGGCAAACCTCGTCAGCGATGAGCCAAGTTTGTCGCTGCGGCTCCCGGAGATAGAGAGAAACTGCGAGAACCTTTTCTGGGCTGTCTCCGCAGACGAGACCTTCTGCTCAAAATTGTCGAGCGTCTTGTTGAGGGCCGACAACTTTAGATTGTAGTTGTCAAGTGCCGCCGAGGCGTCCTCTGGCTTCGCGTTGAAGGCCGCGTTGAGCGACGAGTTGGCGTCGATTGCCAGTTTTCGGATGTTCTCAAACTGCGAGCGAAGCCCAGCGTTGTCGAGTTGCTTTGTTTTGGTGTCCAAAGACGAGACAGACTCAAGGACATTGCTGTTGAAACCAACCCTTGCCCGAGCAATGTCTTCCTGGGTGTTGATTTCACCAATGCGTCGAGTCCTGTCAGGGCCGATGAGCCCGAGCGCTCCGACGTTTGCAATGACGTTCTTGCGCTGGGCGCTGAAGTTCTTGCTAATCTCATCAAGCGCCTGCTCCGAGTCTGTCTTGAGGCTATTGGTCGCCTTGTCGAATCCTGCAGAGTTAAAAGACTTGGCGAAATCCGCGCCAGCAAGTGCCTCGACGGCGACCTTGGCGCGCCTTGCGGACACTTCGCCCCGGTTGAGTTGCTCAACAACCCGCCCGACAGACGCAATTAGGTTTTCGAATCGGGTGTCGTTGCCTTCGCGAAGTTTCGCTGAGAGTTTGGCGAATCTCTCAATCAGCGAGTCAACCTGACGCTCTGCCTCAGGGGATACGACTTGCTGGATCTGTGCAGAGGTGAGTTCTCGCTGGAACGAGGCATTTATCGCTGTCTGCCGGTTCGTCAGGTTGTCTAGTTCGGCCTGCGCTCTGCCTCGTTGAACGAGGTTCGCTGGAGTTTCGCCGCGTTCCGCAATACGCAGTTGCGCCGCCGCAACCCTCGCCGCAGCGCGCTCGATGTCGTCTGCGTTCCGCTCTGCCTCGACAGACAGGTCAGCGAAGGCGCCTCCGCGAAATCTGGCCGGGACGTTCTGGGCCTGGTTCCGCAACTCAAGCGAGCGCTGCAGCGACTCCTTTGCTCTCGGCTGGAAGAATGAAGCGCCAGCGTTGTTGGCGTTCAGCGATTTGGCGAGATTCGAAAAGTCGCCAGCGGCCGCCGTGGCTCGCCCAAGCGCCGTGATCCTGCGCTGGAGGTTCTCGATCCGCGCGGCCGAGCGGTCGTATGTGGTCGTTCCGGCGTCGATCTCGCTGTAGAGATTACGAAACCCAGCCTGCACTCGCTCAAGCGCTGGATACAACTCGGCCTGGACGGTGTTGGACAAGCCCTCGATCTGGTTCTTCACAGCCGTCAGTGGCCTGCCGACATCCTCAAAAGCGCGAAACTGGTCGCGTAGTCTGTTGGCATTCGGCAAGCCAGCGTCCACGCCGCGAGCCTGCAGTTGCTGGATCTCGCGAATCGTCCTCTGGAACCGCTGTAGTTGCGTCAGCGTGCCGTCGAGAGACCGCGTGTTCAGATTGAACTGAACGCCACGGGCTTGGCGGGCAAAGTCCTGGATCTCTCGGCGCGCTGTGCCGATCTGGCGCGTGAAGTCCTGCGTGTTAGCAGTGAGGACTGCAGATATTCTTCCGAGAAGCGCCATCACTCATCCTTGAGTCAGTTTCATCAGTTCCGCAGCCATCTGTTCTGGCGTCTGGTGCGGCTTCATAGATGCTGGAATAAATACGTCTTCCTCTGGCACCCTCTTGTAGTTTCCGCTCGCCGCCATGATGGTTCGGCAGATCCTTGCCGTTTGCCACCATTGGTCAGGAAGTGGCCAGCGCTGGTCATACGCGTACCACTCACTGAGTTCCTCTGAATCAATCTCTGTCAGCAACCTCTTGACCGTCATCCCGAGCGCGAGCGCTAGGCGGAAGTAGAACCTCCGCTCTGGCCGCTCGGTGAATCTTTTCCCAGGCCTTCCACAGCCTCCGGAGTGAAGGCGTTGTGGCTCCAAGCCTTCTCAAACAGCCGGTTGATTACGATGCTCGACTTCTTGCCAAGCGAGTCGTAGTCGCTGTCCGAGAACAGCCGCTCGCCGCCGTCGTCGCAGAGCGTCAGGCAGAGGAACCGCACGCGGAACGCCTTCATCTTCTGCTCTTGGTACGACTCCTCAAAGGCGTCTCGCTCAAGGCCAGAGAGCGTCTTGATGTAGACATCGCCGCTCCATTCCGGAACCGGAACAGCATCACTCAGCCGAACGTCCTTCGCCGCCAGAATCGCCGCCTTGCTCAAAGACATATCGCCTT